TGATTTGGAATATGTTATGCAAAAACAGTTTTTAAATAAAATAACTAAAGTATTAAATTCAAAATCAATGTGGCCTATGGTGACATTATTAAATCCTGGCCATATTTCAATTAAAAATGAAAATATAATTAAAAATATGAAAGAATATTATTCTTCTGAAGAATTAAAACCTTTATTGAATATAAAAATAAAAGATGAAAAATTTATGTATGGCCATACTCCTGAACAATGGGTCAAATGTATTATTGATGTGTTTGATAATAATAATAACGCACATATTTCTGAAATATCATTATCTTATAATGATCCTATTAATAAAATAAAAATATGATAAAAAAAGAATGGAAAATTAGACAAGAATTATATCATAAAACAAATACAGAACATGATGATGACCTTAATAAACTTCATGTTGAATATTCGAGTGATGTGGTGGAAACAGCTGTAAAATATTTTAATGATAAAGATTTGGGTTTCGTATATCCTGCAAAAAGTTATGTTGTAGCTATTTGTTATGCATACTGGTTATCTAAAGATTTTAATGAGAATTTTTATGAATTATTAAGAGATAAAGACTTATTATTTAACAATGACCCTTATTTTAAAACATACGATAACGATAGAGAAGTTTACGATAATATAATAAAAAGAGTTTTTCCACTAAATGAAAATAAAGGCATTGTATTGGATATTAAAAAGTATTATACGTCTGAATTTCTAATATAAATATAACAAGAAAAAGGAGTGAATATGGCGATTACAATTAATGGTAAAGAATATGATGAAACTAAGTTCAGTGATAAATTGAAAAACTACATCATAGCAAGACAAGAAATACAAAACAATAAGACAAGATTACTTATTGAAATTGAGAAAATAGACGTTTTAACTGAATACTATAATAATAAAATTATAGAAGAATTAAACTTAGACGTTAAGGAAACTAAAGAAACAAAATAAATGGCAGCTGTAGCAAACCTATCAATAGACCAAGGCGCAACATTTACATCAGATATAACTGTAAAAGACGTTGGAGGAACTGTATTTAATCTAACTGGTTATACAGCCGTTGCAAAACTGGCCAAAGGGTATTCATCTACAAGAACAAGAACGACAATGTCCACAACATTTGCTACAGATAGAACAACTGGTGTTTTGACAATTTCTTTAACGGCCAATCAAACAGCCGCTCTGGACGCAGAAAGATACGTCTATGACGTTGAAATCGTATCTCCTACGAGTGAAGTTACAAGAGTTTTAGAAGGAATTATAACCGTTAGACCTGAAGTAAGTATCTAAATTATTATATATTATAACTTAATAATAATATAAATATACATAAAAAGGTGTTTTAGATGGTTGACATTACAGCTACAATTAATAAAAATTCAGGTACTACAGCCAGCATAAATTCACCTACATCCGCAGGACCTCAAAAAGTTTCTGTAACGATACCAGCTGGTATCACAGTGCAAAATAGTGCATTACAGTTAAAATTATTAGGCGATGTAGATACAACAACAGAAGGCCTAAATGATGGTTCTTTATTACAATACAGATCAAGCGATCAAAAGTTCGTTACGAGAACAAACATCATTACAACGACAGGAAATTTAACACTTAACGGTGGAGAATATTAATAAATGGCAACTATAATTAAAGTAAAAACGTCCAGTGGTTTAGGTAAACCAGCTACAGCCAAAATCGGAGAGCTTTCATATTCATACGCTACAGGCGCTTATAACACATTAGGAGACAAACTCTTTATTGGTGTTGGGCCAGTTGACGGTAACGGCGATGCTTCAGCACAAGAAGTCATTGGCGGTAAGTATTTTACAAACGCTTTAGATCATCAACCAGGAGTTTTAACTGCTAGTTCAGCTATTATCGTTGATGCAAATAAAGCTATAGATAATTTAGTTATAGGAAATAGTACATCAGTTGGCGGTTCATTTAAATTACAAGAAGCAACAAATAACGGCACTGATTCTATTACAATTAAATCTCCAAATACTTTAACTGCAAGTTACACATTAACTTTACCACCAGATGATGGAACTCCTGGCCAGTTTTTAAAAACAGACGGTTCTGGTGTTTTAACTTTTGAAACTGTTTACTCTAATTTTACAATTACAGGTGATACAGGTTCAGATAATTTTAATACAAATGAAACTTTAGATTTTAATGGTAGTTCCCAAATTGCAACAGCAGTTGGTGTTGTAGATAATAGAGTAGATTTTAGTATTATTAATGAATCAATAGGTACAACACAATTAACAAACGCAGGTGTTACAAACGCAAAATTAGCAAATCCTTCAGTTTCAATTGGTGCTCAAACAATTACATTAGGTGCTGCAGCTACAACAGACATTTCAGGATTAACTTCTTTAGTTGTAGATGATATTACAATTAATGGTCAAACAGTATCAACTACATCAGCAAATAAAGATATTAATTTAACTCCTCACGGAACAGGTACAGTAATAGTTCCTTCAGGATATAAAGACAGAGCAGGGTTTACCGACAATTCTTTAACAACAAAACAATATGTTGATTCTGTAGCTTCAGGATTAAATGTAAAAGACGCTGTTAGAGTAGCAACTACTGGTCCTTTAGGAGTTTACACATACAATAATGGCACATCAGGTGTAGGTGCAACATTAACTTTTTCTACTGCTGTTACAACAGTTGACGGTGTAACATTAGCAAACGGTGATAAAATATTAGTAAAAAATGAACCATCTGCAGGTGCGTTTGATGCTTATAACGGTATTTACGTAAGAACATCATCTACAGTATGGACAAGAGATATAGAAGCTGATACATCAGTTGAATTAACTGGTGGTTCTTTTGTATTTGTTGAAGAAGGAACAATTGGTGCTGAAAATGGTTATGTATTTACACATAATGGTTTACCAACAATAGGTACAACTCAATTACCTGTTTCTCAATTTTCTGGTGCTGGTCAAATTACAGCAGGCGCTGCTTTATCAAAAACAGGTAATCAATTAGATGTTAACGTAGATAATAGTTCAATAGAAATTACAGCTGATGCTTTAAATGTAAAAGCTTTAGGTGTAACAAATGCAATGTTAGCAGGTTCTATTGCAACATCAAAATTAGCATCACCTTTCTTTTTCATATCAGACGAAACTTCAACAGTTGCACAAATAAATTTAAATCAAACTTTAAGAATAAATGCTGGAGAAGGAATAGATACTACAATCTCTGGCAATACAATTAACATTATAGGAGAATTAGCAACAGCTTCAAACGCTGGTGTTGCTTTTTTCCCTACTTACAACCCAGCTACTGGCTCTGGAAATTTTATAGTTACAAGTGGTTCAGTAGCAATATCAACAATAGACGGAGGAACATATTAATGGCATTTTTAGCTTGGCATATCATAGCAATACTAACAGTAATGGCCGGTTCATTTTTAATCGGATACAGTATTGGTAAAAAAGACGAAAAGGTTAATTATAAATTTGCAGATAAATTAAAAAATATTTTAAAAAAATAATTTATTATGACAACAATAATTAAACCAAAACGTTCATCCGTTGCTTCATCTATACCTGCACCTATTAGTTTAGAAGTAGGTGAATTGGCAATTAATATACCTGATGGTAAACTTTATACAAAAGCTACCGACGGTACTATAAAAGAATTAGGAGGCGCCGGTTCTGTAACATTACAAGGTGCGACAAATGCAGGTAACGTAACAACAAACAACCTCGTATTAAATGGTTCAAATTTAATATTTGAAGGCCTAGTTGAAAATGCTTTTGAAACAACTTTAACAGTTGATGAACCTACAGGCGATAGAACAATAAGTTTACCAAATCAAAGCGGAACAATAGCGATGGTTGATGATGCATTAGCATTATCAATTGTTTTCGGAGGATAATTTAAAAAATGGCAAGTACGTTTAAAAATGCAGGCATGACAGTTATTACTTCAGATAACTCTAGTGCTAATTTGTACACTTGTCCTGTTTCAACAACTGCTGTTATTCACGCATTGTATATATCAAACAAAAGTTCTATTAATGCCGCTAGAGTTGATGTAAAAGTTACAATTGATGGTGGCACAACTTTTAGACATATAGGAAAATCTTTAGAAATTGACACAAACAATACTTTGACTCTTGATAAGCCTGTAAACTTAGAACAAAATGATATACTTAGAATTGTGGCTGAAGTAAATCAAGACTCAACTTCACCTGATGTAGAAGTTTTTGCTAGTATATTGGAGATTGCTTAATGGCTTATATTGTTCCTCAAAATATAACAATACCTAAATTAAAAAATTTTAATGGTTTAAGAAGAACAACTAATGGTATGTTGTATCTAACAACTATTGATAGAGAAAAAAGCACAGAAGAAATTACAGTTTCAAAATATTATGAAGAAGGTAAATCTGAATTAGTACCTAAAGATGAAACAAATTATGTTGATGAAAGAGATGAATATTATGATGTTCAAAATTTTACAGTTGCTGGAAGTAACGTTTTTACACTAGCTTATCCAATAGATAATGTAAATATGGTATCTGTTTTCGTAAACAATATTAAGAAAATCGCCTTTTCTGATTTCAATATTTCAGGTAATATTCTAACATTAACCATTACTCCAGCTAACGGAATTATAGTAAATGTGTGTATGAATAAAAAAAGATATTACAATAATGATAGCGATAAATTTCAACAATTTACTTATGATTTTAAATCTACTTATCTTATAAATAGTAGCGGAGAATTAGTAAGGAGAGAAAACAAAGCAGTAGCAAGAACAGCATTAGTTTCTGATGATTTTGATACTTTTGAAAATACAGCTGCTTCAGTTAACTCTACAACATACGTTGGTGCGTAGGTACAGATAAAATATGGCAGATTTCAAATTAGGTAGATTAAAATTTAAATGGAGAGGCGATTGGGCAACTTCAACTGTTTATGTTATAGACGACATAGTAAAATATGGTGGTAACTCTTACGTTGTTTTAGTAAATCATACTTCTCAATCTACAAGTGCAGGATTTTATACAGATTTATCTGCTGCTAAATATTCACTACACAGTGAATCTTTTTTCTTTAAAGGCACATATGCGGCCTCTACACATTACAAATTAAATGACGTTGTAAAATACGGTTCAAGACAATATCGTTGTACAACTCAACACACATCAGCTGCGGCTGTAAATGGTGTAGCAATATTAAACGTAGCTAATTTTGAATTATATTCTGATGCAACAGATTATAAAGGAACTTATACTGTCAGCACTTATTACAAAGTAAATGATGTTGTAAAATACGGTGCAAGTTTATGGATTTGTATAACAGCTCACACATCATCAGCAAGTGCTTCAGCTTTTGATGAAACAAAATTCAATGTTTACACTGAAGGCTTACAATGGGAAGATAGTTATAATCCTGCTACAAATTATCAAACAGGCGATGTAGTAACTTACGGTGGTTATACTTACGTTGCAATACAAGAAACTCCAGCAGGAAATACTCCTACAGATAACGCATATTGGGACGTTGTAACAACAGGTTATAAACCTATAGGAACATTTTCATATGGTACTGCATATAAAACAGGAGATGTAGTTGATTATGGAGGTAACTCTTACGTAGCTAATGCAAACCATTCAAATCAATATCCTGCTGTACAGGCAACAGGTGCAGTAAATTCATCTTATTGGAATTTAGTTACAAGAGGTTTTAAATATCAAGGAGCATATTCTTCAGGCACAACATATTTAATTGGTGAAGTTGTAAGATACTTAGGTTCATCTTTCATACAGAAAAAAGATAGACAACAAGGTATAACACCAGGAGTAGACGCATCAGTTTGGGAAACATTAGCAGTTGGTGATGAAGGCAACGTGATGACTGAATCTGGTGATATGATTATTCTTAACGCTTCAGGTGCACCAACAAGATTAGATTTAGGTCCACAAGGTTCGATATTAACTTCAAACGGTTCAATACCTGAATGGCGTTTAGATGAAGCTGGCAAAAACGTAATTTATGTTTCAAATTCAGGTAACGACTCAAATCCTGGTTCAAAAACTTTACCTAAAAAAACTATTAAAGGTGCTTTAGCTATTTCTAACAAAAATGATATATTAGATTTAACAAGTGTTGCAGGAGGAACAGGAGGATCAGGAGGAGTATTTGACGTTTCTACTTTCACAACTTCAGGAACAGGAACGGGAGCTACTTTTAGAATTACATTAGATGGTTCATCAGTACCTACTGTTTCAAATATAAAAATTACAAATGGCGGTAAAAATTTTGTTACTGGCGACACTGTTACAATTAACGGTGCATCATACTTAGGTAACGCTACTAACATGACACTAACTATAAACAGTGTCGGCTTCGGAGATATGGTGTGGGTAAAAGCAGGTTCTTATAAAGAACATTTACCATTAGTTGTGCCTGCTAATGTAACAGTAAGAGGTGAAGCATTAAGAGCTGTCGAAGTAAGACCTGAATCAGGCAATTCATCTACAGCTGCAACAATTTCATTCTCATCTACAATTTCAGGTGCTACACCAGGAACTTACAAATATAAACACCCAACAACAGCTACAGGTTCAGGAGACGGAATAGTAGTAAACGTTACGATTTCTGGAGTTTCTGTTACAGCTGTTGCTGTTTACCATGGTGGTTTCGGATACGAAGTAGGAAATACTGCAACACTAAGTGCAGCTACAATTGGTTGTGGTGGTACAGGTACCTTAACAGTTCAGATTGCATCATTAGAAGCAAACAACGCTTCTTATATGTGGTTATTAAATGATGGTACAAATTTACGATTAATGACATTAAGAGGTATGACAGGTACTTCTACACATTTAGCTGCTAACACAGGTTTTGGTGGTGCTGTTTTAGCTTCATTAGACCCTTCAGGAGCAATTTTAACTCAATCTCCATATCTACAAGATATGACATCTTTTAATCCTAACGCTGTTGGTATTAAAATAGATGGCCTTTTACATACAAACGCTGCAAGTAATAAATCAATTTTAGCAACACACTTTACACAAATTAATTCTGACGGTATAGGTATTTGGTGTCATGGAAATGGCCGAGCAGAAATGGTTTCTTGTTTTACTTATTTCTGTAACAAATCTTATTACGCTTCTGAAGGAGGTTTCATAAGAAGTCTAAACGGTTCATCTTGTTATGGAGAACAAGGCGCTGTCGCTGATGGCCAATTAGTAGCTGAAACTCCTATTAGTTTACAAGGTAATGGTGAAATGCTTAGATATAACAGCACTTTATCATCAGTTGGACCTGGAGGATTTATAGGTGTTGCATCTCAATCAGATATTTCAGGAGCAATTACAACTAACGGTTCAGGAAACGCTACAATTTTAGGAGTTACATCAGGTGCAACTGCTAAGTTTTTAAGATATAACACACAATTAAATAATATACACATAACAAATAGAGTTGGAAATTTTATAAAAGGTGAAGTTATTACTATTACAAAAGAAAATTCATCAACGTTTCAAGTTACTTTAAATGTAACTTTTGGTGTTACTGCTCCATCTACTGTTGCTCAAATAGGTCAAATAGGTCCAATTATTTCAGTAAAAACAGGAGTATCATCTTTAGCTACAGCAGGTGTAATAACTGTAGGAGCAAACGTTAAATTTACTGGCAACTCCAGATATTTTCGTGTTAACTTAGTAACAGAAGAAAATACTGCCGCAGGTACAGCAACTATACGTTTAACAGATAGCGTTACTCAACTTGATGGTGCTGTGGGTAATAATAACGTAACTCTCATTACAACAAAATATTCAAACGTCCGATTAACAGGCCATGACTTTTTAAATGTAGGTACAGGCGATACAATAACAACTAATTATCCAGGAATTCCTTCACAAGCGCCTGACCAAACGGACGAGGTAGATGAAATAAATGGAGGCCGTGTTTATTTCGTTTCTACGGACCAAGATGGAGATTTTAGAGTAGGAGATTTATTCCGTATTCAACAGGCAACAGGTATTGCAACTTTAAATGCTGACGCTTTTGACCTTTCAGGATTATCTGAATTACAACTTGGTTCTATCGGTGCTCAATTAGGTGCTACGATTAATGAATTTTCAATAGACGAAACATTATCTGGTAATAGTAATACAGCTATTCCGACAGAAGGTGCTGTATTAGGATATTTGACAAGAGATTTCGCCGGCACAGGAGCTTGGGTGCCACCTACTGGTACAACAGCAGAAAGACCTGCAGGTGTATCTTTATATACAGGTGCAATAAGATATAATACAACTTTGACTCAGTGGGAGGGATATAACGGCAGTTCTTGGACAGGATTAGGAGGCGGTAATCCTTATTCAACAGTTATAGGAGATGGTTCAACTATAGCTCAAGCAGCATCTAATGATAGAATTTTTGTAAATACATCAGCAGCAACTGCTACTATAAGATTACCTGCATCTCCTTTATTAGGCGATGAAGTACAATTTTTAGATTTAAACGGCACTTTTGATACTAATATTTTAACTGTAACTAGAAACAGTTTAAAAATAATGGGATTAAATGAAGATATGACTGTGAATGTTAAACACGCAGGATTTAGTTTAGTTTACACAGGTGTAACTTATGGTTGGAAGATAATAGAAAACGATTAATAAATAGTATAAAAATATGAGCGCATATATAGATTTTAAATTAAGCAAAAAAGAAAAAAGTGATTTCTTTGGAGTGTTGTTATCAACAGTGCCAAGAACTATTAATAGAACAGTTACAAGAATTTCTGGTAACGATAGTGTTTTTGAATTTTCTTTAGGCACAGCATATTCTACAACTACGGCTACTTTTACTGATTCATTTTCTTTAAACATGAATAATGAATTAGCATATAATTCATCAAACGCAGCAACACCAGCAACTATAAGTATTTCTGGAATAAAATGGAATGTTGCAGGAACTAGATTTTTTGTTTGCGATACAGCAAATAGTAGAATCAATCAATATAATTGTAGTGTAGCTTTTGATATATCAACAGCTTCTTATGCATCAACATTTTCTACTTATGAAAAAGAATCTCAACCAAGAGATTTACTTTTTAGTACTGATGGTTTAAAAATGTTTGTTTTAGGTTCAGGAGGAAATTACGACCAAGCTATAACAGCTCCACAAATTGTACAATATACATTGTCAACAGCTTTTACTATTTCAACTGCAACTTTTTCAAAAAGAGCATCAGTAGGTACAGATACGGCAGTAAAAGGTTTAGCTACTAACGCAACTGGAAGTGTTTTTTATGTTTCAGGCGATCAAAATAATTTAACAACTTCTTATACTCTATCCACGCCTTTTGATTTAGTTAGCGTAGTATATTTAGCTGCATATGACCACACTTCTTCAGCTCCAAATCTTAATGCAATAACTTTTAACGCCACTGGAACTAAATTGTTTGCTATTAATAATGCAACAAATACAATTTACGAATATCCTTTAAACACAGGATTTAATTTAGTGAGTGTGCAACCAACTAACGCTAACTTTTTATTAAGAACAAATAATATAAATCCAAAAGGAATTACTTTTAACAGCACTGGAACAAAAATGTATATTACTGGTGATGCTGGAAGATTTCAAATAGATGCAGGAGAAGATGAAACTCCTTATTCTCATTTACCTAAAGCTAGAAACTCAATGAAATTTTATGAAGGTTACACTTACGTTTTCAATGTTTCGAGTTCTACGTTATTACTTCATAATTTTAGTTTTTCAACAACTTCAGATGGAACTCATGCAGGTGGTGCAGCTTATACAACAGGCGTAACAACGTCAGGTACTATTGGTACTGGAGGTGCAACAGTTACAATTGTTGTTCCAAAACTTGATGATAGTATAGTTCCTGGTAGTGCTGTTACTGATTTATTTTATTTTGATAATAAACATAGTAAATTAGGTGGTAGTATATCAACTCCTGAACATAAAGAAGAATTAAAATTAATAACCACTAACTTTGTTGATAATATATTAACAAGAAAACAAACAAAATTACAAGAAGATGTATTTTTAGGTAGTTTTATGGCACACGCAGGTACAAGTTTTTCAGTTGTTAATGGAGATTTAGTAATAA